TCCCATTTAGCTTTTTCACCGAAGAATAAAAACTCTTGAGATGCATTGTATATATCTTCAGCTGCTCGTACTCCAGCTCTTACGGTAGGTTGTACGATAGGTTTAGCCCATCTTGTATAGTCGCTCCAATAAGAATCATCTGGTTCGTCCTGTGGTATTACAGGTGTTTCGGGAGGCGGTACTTCAGCTACAGTAGTAGGTTGCAGCCACTCAGGTTCATCAGGTTGTAACGGTTCTTCTACTAATACATCATCAGGCGTAGAAGGTTTTAACCAATCTGGAAGTTCTTCTTTAGCCATACTTACTGGTTTCTTTTCTTCAATACTTCTTTTTGAGTTAATACAAAAGCTTTTAATTGATCTACTGTATTAATACCAAACTTCTCATTGTATAGTTTATAAATGGGGAAATCATCTATGTCTAATTTAGCGGGTGATTTCAAGTAATCTATTATCTCAACCCTAGCTTGCTTAGCTTCTTTTATAAGTGAATCCTCGCTGTCATACATAGGCGTGAACCTAAAGTCTAAATCATCAACCATCTCTTGATCTATTTCAGCTGGCTTTCTAAAACCATAGAACTGTCTAATAGTTAACAAACCTTCTTGTAGATTTTGATTATCTTTATAATCCCCTGCTAATTGTTGCTTGATAAAATCAGCCTTAACAAAAGCTTTACTCCTATCCTTGGACCTAAGAGGTATGTCTGATTGCAGGAACTCTCTTCTAGTTCTTAATGCTTCACCTACTTCAGGAAGACCTAACGCAGTCGATAAACCTGTAAACAAAGAATCACGCCAAGAAATTAAAACGCTATCTATTTTCTCAGTACCTTCTTCTAACTCCGGCAGCTCAGGTGGTTGGTATTCGCCTGGTTCTTCTTCAGCTATTTCTTTTAATCGTCCTTCTCTAAATTTCTTTTCAAGTGTTTTAAATTCCAGCCACCTTTCGCTTACTCTTTCTTTTATCCTTTGGGCTTCTTGTGTTATTTTAACATCCCGATCAGGATCGTTCTTTAATGCTTTTTGAACATCTCTTAATTCATTTCTGTATTGTTCTTGAAATGTAGAACGACTCGCCTTCCTTAAGCTTTCCCTAACATTCGGAACTTCGTCACTAAATAAGGTCACATCAACTACCTCATCTAAAGCCCCTTCAAACTCTTTATCAAAGTTTTTAAAAGTTTCTGTCTTCTCAAACCAAAGATTAGCTTTAGATTCTAAACTCTTCTTAGTTGCTTCTGCCTTTACTCTTGGATCTGTTATACCTTCAGCAGCTAAAGCTTTGTTTACATCTGCTTCAGGGTCTTTAGCTAACAAATCATCTATACCTTCTAATGTAGCTTCCCTTTCGTCTCTCGACATAACAGCATTTGCTTTCTGAACTAAACCGATTGTAAATGATTGAATTGATCCAGTTGCCGCATTCCAGGCTCCTTTAGTTACATCGTTCTCCCTGTACTTTAAACCTTCTAATCTAAGAGCTTCTACATCCTGAGAATTAATTAACTCCATCGCTCTCTTATTAGCGTAAGCATCATCCCAACCAGCGTCTTTCAGGAAGTCTACTACCTCACTAATTTGTAGTTGTGCTATATCTTCATTCTTAGATAAACCAGACATAACGGTAGTAGCAGCTGGCATATATAAATCTACAATATCCCCAGCCTTAATGTCTTCATCTTTCTCAATAGAACGCCTAGCTCCCTCTATTCTATTTCTAATCTCTACAGCTTTAGAACGAATGTAAGCACCCTCTCTATTGATGTTACCTAACTTACCGCCTTTACCTGTTAAATCTATATCAAGCAAAGCGTCTAACATCTTCTCTGCTTTATCCGGTTGAGGATTATCAGAAACTAATAAGTTGTTAATATTCGGTACAGCAAAACCATTCCAATATAACTCAATAACACGAGACCTTGGTATACGGTTCTCTTCAGATATAGTATCCATTTGATTCTTTATATCTAACTGTAATTGAGAAACCTCTTCAGGAGATGTAGCTGTGAGTATACGGTCCCCAAAATCTTGATTAGCATCCTCAATAACTAAACTTTCGTTATACTCTTGTGTGGCTCTATCTCTTTTCTTTACAGCATTACCGTAAAAGTTATTCTCAATAGAGTCAGCGTAGTCACCGAATCCTTGCATAGCGAATTGAGAACCGCCTAACTGCTCTGTTATCTTCTGTCTTTCTTCAGCTAATATATTTTCTATGATGTCCGCATCGCTATCTAAGTTCTGCGTTACCTCTTCCATCCTAGCTTCCAAGTTACTAGCGTAAGTCTTTCTAGCGTACCTCTGACCAATTCGTCTGCGGAATGAGCGTTGATAGCCAAGCAGTTGCGAGCGAGGCATAAGCCCTTGTTCTACTAACTTCTCACCAGTTGCGTCTAATCCTTCAATCGATGCTTCAAGGTCAGCTGTAGCAGCTTCCATCTCACCACGCTCTAATCCTTTTTCGTATTGGAACTTTTGTATCTTTCCGTATTCCTGTAATAACGGATTAACTTGACCCAACGCATCAGCCAAGTCCATCAACTTATTCCGGCCTGCTCGTTGAACTTGCACGGCGTACTGACCGCCCCGTTGAATAGTCGGCTGAATGCCGGGAACTGCGTCTCCCAACCCTTGTACTTGTACTCGTTCTTTAGCCATTATGCTGTATCTGTAGATTTAGTTGGAAGTCTACTTCCTATGTCAAGTCCTGTTCGATAACCACCCAACGCACCGCTTGCCACGCCTAATATACCGCTAAGAGCACTAGGACTACTAATAGGTTGGTTAATACCGATCTGGCGTTGTTGCGTAGCAAATCCAGCTTGTTCAAGACCCATAGCCGTAGATACCCCACCAAGCTCTTGTTGTCTTAATAACGCACTGCGATACCCAGCTTCCTGTCTCATATAGTCATCCATCAACGCTTGAACAGATGCACCAGCTACACCAGCTTCTCCAGCTGATACTCTAGCTCTAGCAAGTGCTGCTTGTGATTTCTTACTTACTTGTTCTAACTCTCTACCAACAGCTTCCTGCTCCTGTGCTTGACGCATACGAAGAGAGGTTTGTTCTTGTAGGAATCTCTGACGCTCCGCTGCTTGTGCTTGTGCTTGGTATCGTGCTTGTTGTCTAGCTTGCTGACGCTGACCAATAGCACCTACAACCGGAGAGGCTACACCTAAAGCAGTAGTGGCTCCCATTATACCCAAACCTGTACTACTTAATCCGGTAGCAGCTGTAGCAGCAGCCACAGAACCAGTTCCGGTAAAACCTAACATTGCTGCACCTATTGCTGGAAAACACATAACAATTACTTCCTCTCTAATATAAATGACAGATAGTTTTCGTACTGACAATCGTTAAACTCAGCCCCTAACCACTCCAACCATCTAATGCTCAGGGTGTTACTACGCATAACAAAGTTAGTTAAGTAATCAAATCCTACTAGTAGTTCCTGCATCCGCTCCTTAGAGTTCTGTAAGAAGAACTTCTTAATACTTGGCAATCTTCTAGTACCTAATAACCAAGCACTTCCGATATTAGTATCTTTAATAGGAGTAACACCAAACGAGCAGTACAGATTGTTCCATTCATCCTTAACACTGTAGCACTTTGTACTACAAGCGTAAGACATATACACAGCATCTCTAGGGTGGTGCATCAATCCAAGAATCTCTAACATATCTTCCTCCCGCAGGTCTTCATAAAGATCAACAGCATCCATATCCCCTTGTGCTTCATCTATTCTAAGCTCCATATCTTCTGCTCCTCGGTATCATCATGGATTCAAACTCTGCAGCTAATAACTTAACAGGCAAGGCTGAACTACTCTTCACTTCGATTGTTACATCGTTTGGTTGTGCTTGTACAGCAAATCTAAAGTGACCACTCTGCGGGGTAAAACTGTTAAGTGTTAAGTTAGCACCAAGGATGTCAGGATTGTAAACGTAGGTATACTTATCCCTGAACTTCGGTGTTACTTCTACAACAAAGTGCCCGGTATCTGCATAGTTCAAGCTACCACTACGAATCGTTTGGAAGGTGTAATCAGATGCACTACGACCTCCTCTTTCTGTTGGTTGCTTCAGTGTCTGATCGGAAAACTTGTACAACATATCGTAACCAATACCCGCAAAGAATGGAACAGATGTTATATCTCCACTAACTGTACCTGCGGTAGCTGATGTCCTAGTGAATGTATACTTGTGTCCAGCTTTACTGAATATCTCAACATCTACTGGATCGTAAGGAAACCCGCTAATCGTAGTAACACCACCACTAAAGCTAGTAGTCAAAGCACTACCGTCTATCCTGCTGTCTAAACAGATAGTATAAGTAAGTCCTGTGTCCTGTAGATCATTCTCTAGTGGTAGTACTTCTAAGTAGGTGGATGTAGTATCGTTCGTTACTAAGTGTAAGTTAGACTCGATAAAGTCCAATCCGATAACATCCCTACTAACTGTGAACTTCTGCCATGCTGATTGTATCTTCTCTTTGCCTTGCCAAAAGAACTTGTACACAAATATCTCTTTACGGTTCTGATTGTTTACTAATGCTATGACATTCTCAACAGCAGTACCCGCCATAGCGATAACATCTGATTGTATGTAAGTAGGTACTTGAGCTGTTACTTCTGCTGCATCAAAGATGTTAGTGTCGTTGTCTACATAGTACTCAGTAACTCCTGCATATCCGTTCCGTTTGAATGGGAAGTATACATAGTTATTCAGTACGATTGGACGAATCTCTGGTGTGGAATTGTATTCAGTAGCTGGTGTTATGCTTACCGTCTTAGGTGTTAACAAATCAGTTCCCCTAAGTACGAACTGTGTATTCTCAGAGAACAATAATAACTTCTCTTGGAATGGTACAGCGTGTTTAAGAACTGCTACTCTTGTGTGACTGACTCCTACATCTATACGAGAACTGTCTAACAGCTGTAGTACAGTAGCCCTCCAAAAATTAAAGAACTCATCTGCTTCACTGAACACAACACTATCGTTAGTTAGTATACCCAGACGGTTCTTAAAGAAGAACATATCGTTTATCTTACTACCTACAAATGTAGGAGCTGGATTCGTGTCGTCGTCTCCTACCAGTCTATCCGTCCAATCGGTAACATCTAATGTCCAGTTGGTAAATGTAGCATCCGGTACTAGCTGTAGAGGCATAGTAGTAGCGTTGATCTCAGTCTTTACACCGTATCCTACATCTTCTACCCAAGTACCTTCTCCGTAGTACCACAGTACTTCTTTATCTTCCTTAGTAACAAACTTTACATAGTAGTCGTCTTGTACTAACTCAGTGTCTCCTTTTACTTTTACTCGGAAACCATTGAATGCTTTAGCTGGTAAGTCTGTGATGTTAGATACTTCTTTATATATTAATCCTAATCCTTGGTCAGCTAAACCATCCTTAGCAGATATATCAAAGTCAGAAGTACCTGTGATCAGGATAGCAGCGTCCTGTACTTCTATAGATTGAGATATACCTGATGTAGCTATCTGAGCAGTAGCAGCAGCACCACTACCACCACCTCCGCTAAATGTTATCGTAGGAGCAACTGCGTAACCATAACCGGGGGAATCTATAATTATTTCAGTAACAACACCGCCCGATACAATAGCATATCCTGTAGCGTCACTAGATGATCCTGTATTGAATTGTACATCTGGAGGGCTTGTGTAACCGCTACCACCGTTTGTAATAGTAGTGCCTGTAACAACAAATCCTTGACCTAAAGTCAAAGCAAGTTGTGTAGCTATGTATTCAGTGTCAGCATCTTTACCTGTACCTGCTGAATTACCTGTAGAGTCGTTACCGCTACCTTGACCGTCACCACTGCGATAAGTTCTTTTGTGACCGTCTATATCAAGTGTGTACTCTTTACTGTAGTCACCTAACTTAACAAACACAATAGCTCTGTAATCTAAAGCATCAGATGTTGCACTACCTAATGATACCGTCTGTTCTTTGTTAGCTATGAATGTATAGTCTGCAACTGTCAGAGCTTTAACATCAGTACGAGCATTAGATATACCATCGAGGTAACTCTGAGCGTTAGCTGATATAGATACTGTCTTCTCCGATCCGTCACTCAGATCAAATAAAGATAGATCATTGTTATCTATAACAGCAGCAAACTGATTATCGTCATCTCTATCTATAAAGTGTACAAACGCATCGTTGCTTACTTTACTTGTGAACAGCTTGCTTGTGTGTCTTGTATTAGGACGCTTTACCAACCCCTCAACAACAGTAGCCCAAGCGTTTATTTGTTCGTCACACTGACCGGGATACCTGAGATTGTCAGGCTGTTGTGATACTCCCTGTGCGAGATTCGGTACACTGTTTACTAACAGAGGCATCTCTTATCTGTCTAATACTCTAAGTACGCTGTAGTGGTCAAAGATAGTTCTGTCAGCATTTTCAGAGTCACTATCAATCGCCCGTGCTTTCGCTTCGATCTCGTCCCGCAAAGCAAACCCTTCGATCTCTCTGCTTCCTAAGAATCGATTAGCAAAGATACGAGCTGCTTTAATTGTGATGTAGTGGCGGAACTGCTCAGGCATATCTGTGAATGCTAACTCAAAAGTAATAGAGGCTTTAACCTCTTTGGTCCATACATCCGTGTGATTCTTTCTGTCATATAACAAAAGTCCACGTTGTACTGGATCACTGTCTGTATAAATTTCTGGGTCTAAGTCTACCCGAAGCGTATTGCTTGGTAAGTTAATCTTAGACGTGGAAGCATCAGGAGTAAGTGTGTACTCGTGCTCCGTATTAAAGTGCCAACCCTCTGACTGTATAGCTTTACTGGTTTCGTCGAGGACTGCTTCTGCTTGAACGACTGTTACGGGAACTGCTGTACCTCCGAGTGTATTAACCGGGGCTTCCCCGATAACACTGATCATTGTATTTACTGCATTTAGTTTAGTCGTCAGAGCCATGATAAGTATAGATAAAATAATCAGTGGAGGGGAGCGGAACG